TGACCAGGCTCATGGTAGACCAGGGCATACCTGCTGAGGACGACATACTAAACCCTGATACAACTACAGTGTTCAGCTTCCCCATGGAAGCACCAAGGGATGCAGTCTTCAGGACAGATAAGTCAGCTATAGATCAACTTGAGCTATGGCTCACATACCAAAAGTACTGGTGTGAACACAAGCCCTCAGTCACTATATCAGTGAAGGAGGATGAGTGGTTGTTAGTCGGTGCCTGGGTGTACAACAACTTCGACTGGATGTCAGGTGTGTCGTTCCTTCCCTTCAGCGACCATACATACCAACAGGCTCCCTACCAGGACTGTGATCAGCATGAGTATGACATCATGTCTCAGGCAATGCCCCTGGATATCGACTGGTCTAAGCTGAGTGAGTATGAGCAACAGGACAACACCATAGGATCACAGGAGTTAGCCTGTGTCGGTGGTGCCTGTGAGATCGTATGACTATGCTTACACCATGTAAAAACATATGCAGACTGGACACCAGTAAGGACAGGTGTTCAGCCTGTTACAGGACTACCTTTGAGATCAGTAGATGGTCACAGATGGAGCCACAGGAACGACTGGCACTGGTTACTCAGGTGATACCTGTAAGAAGGCTACAGGCTGAACTTGAGTTACTGGGTGACAACGACCAGGACGATGATAACGTAAGAGTTCTATCAGATAACTAATGAAGGCGTGAACTGTCAGAATGCCAACTATAAGTTGTAGCATCAAGGCTAACACAGGCTATCTCTAACAGTTCACGATTACTAATGTATACTATTGTAACAGGTTATCAAGGGGTCACTAATGTCTTGTCACTAGACACTAATTGATGTCTTTAGTTACTGTGAGTTTAGTTATGTCCACCCTTAGGAGATATCAACGGAAATAAGGGTGTGTAGTGGTGTATCAGTGGTGATACATGGGATAGACTAAAGATAGAACTAGAGTAAGTGAGCAAGTGAGATCCCTATTTTCAACGACCTTAAATATACCCCTTACGAATAAATTTCACTTAATGACTAATGTCTTAAGATACATAGGTACTATAGCGTAATCAGATAACTAGTCTGTTGACTTAAGATATCTATAGATATCAAGTACTTAGCTGTTATTGTCGGTCAATTTAGGTACCATACCTAGGATTTTAGACCCCCAGTACCTTAGTAATACAATCAATTTCAAAAAAGAGTTAAAGCCTTGTTGTTGTTGTTATTGTTGTTCGACCCTTTAGATGAGAGAAGGAAAAAACCATGGCCTTAGAGACTGCTACTTACATAAATGGATTAGTGGCTACTAACCCTACATCCACAGATGCCCTGGCACAGGCAGACGACCACCTACGTTTAATCAAGACCACCATTAAAGCTACGTTCCCTAACATCACTGGTGCTGTCACAGCGACCCACACTCAGCTAAACACTGACCCAAGCTCCCTACTGGATTCAAACGGCACTACAAGAGTGGCTGCCAGTACCTCAGGGGCAACTGTAACTGGTACCCTGGCTATCACAGGTGACATCACCCTGGGTGGCGATGGTTTGACACTGGGTACCCATACAGCAGGGAACTACGTTGCAGGTATAACTGCAGGTACAGGCGTTACCGTAGCAGGTTCAGGATCCGAGGGTGCAACACCCACAGTATCAATAGGCCAGGCTGTTGCCACAACAGACACAGTGACCTTTGCCGAGGTTAGATCCACTGGCAACGTCACAGCCTACTACTCAGACATGAGACTTAAGACCGACATCCAACCCATAGATGGAGCCTTAGATAAGGTTATGTCCCTCAATGGGTTTTACTTCAGACCGAATGAGATAGCTAAAGATTACGGTTATGAAGATAAGGTGGAGGTAGGGGTCTCTGCTCAGGACGTCCAAGCTATCATGCCTGAGGTAATAGCTGAGGCTCCTATCGACCCTACATACATGACGGTACACTATGAAAAGCTAGTACCACTACTCATTGAATCCATTAAGGAGCTGAAGAAACAATTAGACACTCATAAGGAAGGATGTGCATGTAATGGCTATCCAGTCTAGTGGTATTATATCCATGGATAACATCCGTACTGAGTTTGGTGACACTGGTTCCATAGCCCTCAGTCAATGCTATAGGGGTGGTAGTATTGTTCCATCGACACTATCAGACACGGCCACTGCAGGTTCCACTTCAGCATCAACGAATAACTCAGGGCGTAACATTGACACTGGCTTAACCTTTAACGGCAGTAACCTGTTTTCATATCAAAGGTGGTCAGACAACGGTACAGCTAATGCTCAGTCCTGGTCGTTTACCGTGGATAAGACTGGTACATATAACTACAGGTTTGGATACTACTACGGTGGCTTCGGTAACCCTAATACAGCTACAATCGTTATATCTAAGAACGGCACTGAGCAGATTAACCAGGGATTAACATCCAACGACAGCTTTGCCTATTACAACGGTACATGTGACGCCACAGCAGGTGACACCATTACAGGATCCTTTACTGGGTCTAGTGCAGGTTGGTCGGCTAACCAGTTTAACTTTGGTGGTGACGCCTACAACACAAGCACGATAACAGTCGATGTAAATGCCAGTGTGCCAACATCAGGTGCTATAGACCTCGCAGACTTTTACTCAGCTACTAACTCCATATAGGTGACACCATGTTTAAACTACTTGTTTACGCCTGTATGATTATGAACCCTAAGCAGTGTGTCATACTTGAGAACACTGAGTACCCAGTTGTCTATGAAACCTTTGAGGCCTGTAAAGATAGAGCCTTAGTTATAGGCAGTGAGATACCTCAGTATCTAAGAGGATACAGGGCTGTTAAGTGGAAGTGTAAGGAAGTCAAGGAAGGTCGTTTTATATGACACCCAAAGACCAGGAATTATTAGACAGGAAGTATGAAGACTTTATGTCATCTCTTAAGGAGAAAGACAGTGTTCTTTATTACAGCTTAAGAGATAAAGAGAAACCAGTAAAAGAAAGCGTTTAGTATGGGTAGTAACTTTCCAATAAGAGACTTAGGTTCTGTTGGAGTTATATCTGATAAAAGCTCATACAACATACCAGTTAACGCCTTTAGTGAGGCCTTGAATGTTCGGTTTGACGAGGGAAAAATCCGTAGGTCACCAATCTTCAGAAACGTAAAAGGATCACTGGGATTCACCCCTCGTTTCTCTTATGGTGTCGTTCCCTCGACAGGATACGACAGTGTACTTTTAATATCTGACGACTACGTCATTAATGAGTATAACTCAGGTACAGTATCAGACAGAAGTGGTTCAATCAGTGGCAGTTCAGATCCACGACCATTTACAGGAACTACTCTGTCTTCGGTAACTTATATTAACAGGGAAGACCGTGTCCCAGTATTTAGAAACTCATCAGCAACCAACTTCGCTGACTTAACTAACTGGCCTACATCTTACAGGTGTGCATCCCTTAGGTCATACAATGACTTCTTAATCGCACTCAACACAGTTGAAGGGGCTAGTAACTTCCCTACCCGTGTAAGGTGGTCGAATATTGCCCTGGCAGATAACGTCCCTGATAGTTGGGATGAGACAGACTTAACCAAGTCTGCAGGTTTTAACGACTTGGGTGAAATGCAAACAGGTATCATCGACGGTATGCCCCTCGGTAGTAACTTCATTATCTACTCAAGTGACCAGGTATGGCTCATGGAGTTTGTGGGTGGTACATTCATATTTAACTTTAGAAAGCTCTTCACTGACTGTGGATTAATCAATCAGAACTGTGTCGTTGAAGTTGACGGTAAACACTATGCCTTTGGTGACTTCGACATCTACGTTCACGACGGTACATCTAAGCAGTCTATATGCGATGAAAGAGTAAGGACATTCATATACACAGGTTTAAACAACACAGCCAAGGAAAGGTTCTTCGTACAGCATAACCCAACTCTTAATGAGATATACTTTTGCTACTTATCAGGAGATGCCTTGGTAAACTTCCCTAACGCCAACAGGTGTAATAGAGCTGCAGTTTATAACTACAGAAACAACACTTGGTCATTCATGGATTTACCTAACGTATCCTCAGGTACAATAGCCAACATAAACTCCATTGTTACATATGCAGGTGCTACTAACTTACAGTATAACCTAACAGGTGGTACCTACTACGCCCAGGAAGACAGCTTTGACAGGCATACGTTAATGGTAGGTGAATCACTAACAGACGACGGTTTAACCTCAGACAAGCTATTTGCATTAGACTTATCCGATGAGGGACGTGTAGCCTTTCAGTTAGACACTGAGGCCATAAAGCCATCCCAGGTAGAGCGTATTGGCATAGACTTAGATGAGACAAAGGTACCCCTTAGTGGCTACAAGGTTATCAACGCCATATACCCACAGGCAACAACTACAAACTCAAACAAAAGCATTACATTTACATTCGGTGCCTCTGATGTCCCTAACTCAGATCCAACCTATGGAAGCTCAACTACATTTAACACAGGCAGTGACTATAAGATTGATAGTCGATCCTCAGGTAGATACCTGAGTTACAAGATACTTGTGTCTGACAACAAGGACTTTGAGGTCTCAGGGTTTGACATCGACATATCAGCTACTGGTGCAAGATAAGGAGATACATATGGCTAAGGATCCAATACTACAGCGTATAGGTGTGAGTGGTTACAATAAACCAAAGAGAACACCAAACCATAAAACTAAAAGCCATGTCGTTGTTGCTAAGGTAGGTGACAAGGTCAAAACTATTAGGTTTGGTCAGCAAGGTGTATCAGGCGATAAGACAAAAACTCAAAGGTCTGATTCATTTAAATCACGTCATGGAAAAAACATAGCCAAGGGTAAGATGTCAGCTGCTTGGTGGGCTAACGAAACAAAGTGGTCGTAATGGCAGTAGACAGTAAAACAAACGTAGTCGTCCAGGGATATACTAGAGGCCAGTACCCTGTATTTGAAGAGGGTATGAGAAGATACCTGCAAGATGAATTACAAAGAATAGAAAATGCAATTAGGCAGCTGCAAGTGGCTGCGATAGTCGTTGCAGACATAGAGCCTGAGAACACTATTAAGGGAATGGTCAGGTATGCTGTGTCACCATGGGATCCATTGTCAAATGGGTTTAGTGGTTTAGTCGTTTACAACGGAACTGCCTGGGCAGCCGTTTAATAATATGAAAGGAATATAATATGGCTTGGGGTGCAATAGCAGGTGCCGTCATTGGTGGCGTCATGAACAAACAGGCAGCTAAGAAAAACGCTGCAGCTCAGAACGCAGCCACACAGGCTCAAATGGCAGGGTTTAACTTAGCCAAACCATACCTTGAATACGGATACAAAGGTGGTCAGGCAGGTCTAGACTATGCCTTAGACAAGGGTGCCTACACTGGTGACACCTATGCCAATATGAACGACATGTCTACGGCAGGTTATAACTACATGAATAACTTTGGCATGGGTCAGATGAACAATGCACAGAACTTCATGAACCAGGGTTCTCAATTCGCCAACAACTACTCTGACTTATATAACCGTGCAGGTCAGGATGCTATAGGAGACGCTACAAACTATGCAATTAACAACTCTAGTCCGTTGGTTCAGGCAGCAATGCGAGACAGTACAAGACAACTTAATGAACAGACTTTACCAGGTATTAACATGGCTGCGTCAGGTAGTGGCAATGTCAACTCCAGTAGAGCAGGAGTTGCTGACGCTGTTGCTCGTCGGTCTTATGATGACCGTATGGCTGATGTAACTTCAAACATACAGGATAACTTAGCCAATAGGTACTTAACTCAGAACCAAAACCAGTTTGCTAATCAGATGAATGCTAACCAGGCTCTTGCCAACACTTATAACCAAGGATTTGGCATGGGTAATAACATATCCAACATGATGACTAATGCAGGTAATGCATTCCAAACAGATGCACAGAACCAAATGAATGCTGAAAAGGCACAGTTTGAAGACGACAGAGACTTTCAGTTAAACCAGTACAATAAGTTTATGTCAGGTATATTGGGTAAGGCTCCAAGTAACTCATCACAGAATGTAAAGCCAAACCTATACAACCCTAACATGAGTGGACTTATGGGAGCCATACAGGGCTTTGGTATGGGTGGTAAGATTGCTAACGCCTTTGGTGGTGGAACCAACTACGGTGTAAGTGGTAATCCATTTAGCTACTATGGCACAGGTGGTAGCTTCGGTAGTTCAGCCATGCCTAGCTTTACATAAATGATGAATCCATACGGCTACTTAACTAACTACAGTAATGCCGTAACCCCTCCTTTATTAGACTTAATACTACAAAATGAAACAGGCCATTTATCTCAGAAAGACAGGTGGAACCCTTATAAGTCCAAGTCTAGTGCAGGTGCTATTGGTGGTTATCAGCTTATGCCCCAGTACCTTCATGACTATGGTTATGGCATGGATCCTTATATCCAGGCAGACGCTTTGAACCCTGAAAAGTCCAGGGAAATAGCAGGTAAGTTAATCAAGGGTTACTCAGGTCACTACGGCTTCACTAACCTGGCTGATACATTAATCGGCTACAACATGGGTGCCAAGAAAACCAGTGACTGGATAAAAAGAGGCAGGAACATAGAAGAGCTTCCTGACGAAACTAAGGCTTACCTCAAAAGAGCCAAGAACTATATCGACCAAAACCCTGACAAATACAATATAGCCAAGATCAATCAACAGATGGCTGAAGAAGGAACTAATGAAATGAATACATTTATGCCTAACTTTCGTGACCAGAGACTATCACAAATGTTCATAAACGGCACTGGCCGAGAAGGAAGGTTACAAGGTGTAGATCCATACAGTGAAGGTTTCGAGAACTATGCCGTTGACCCAATACTAATGGCAAGCATGAATAACAATAATGCTGCCTTAAACCAAAACACAATGTTAAGTGAAGAACCTACAAATGCAGGTATGATGTCGGCTAATGCAAGTACATTAAATAATAACAACACAGGTATATTAAGCAGTATTCCATCCCCTACTCTAATGAGAAGAAGAGACAGCCAGGAGTTAACTAAGGGTGTAACAAAACCTAATGATCAGATCGACCTCAATGAAATGCTTATCCGTATTGGTGGTGCAGGTTTAGCTAACTCTCAGTTAGGTGGTAACAGACAAATCGCAGATGCTACAAGTATGTATGGCAACATAATGGATTACAATAGAAGTCAGGCCTTACAAAAGTATAAGATAGATGTAGCTAATGCTCAGAAAAATGCAAAACAGCTAAGAGCTGACCGAGACTACTTAGCAACGATAGACCAGTCACTCGGTGACATGGATCGTGCCATTATAGGTATTAAAGATGGTGGCGTCACTGGTTTATTTGATGGTACAATTAAAGCATGGTGGGATAGCCTAAGAGGTAATCCTGAGGCTAAGACAAGGTTATTACTTCAGAAGCTTAAAGTAGACGACACACTACTTCGTATTGCTCAAACAAAGGGTGCAATCTCCAACAAGGAGATGGATTTATTTATGTCACCTGCCCCTTCAGTAGGTCTAGACCAAGAAAGTACATGGACTGCTTGGATTAATGAGAGAAAAAAGGCACTTCAAGACATTATGGCAAGGCTTACAGGTAACATGCAGGT